AAAGGTTTGTCCTCTAATGTTTTTAATAAAGTTTCTGCCTTGCGATGACATTCAACTACTCCGCTTCTTTGATCCTTTGTTACGCACAGGTGGATCTGGTTGTGATCCGTTGTCGTTTCTATGTCCAGGAATACTACCCGCCTCTGACCATCGGTTTTCATCTTCTGCCTTTTTCAGAATAGTACCGTCATCCATCAATACATACATCGTCATTACACCACTCTTATTGAGCACTGTCGATACGCTGACTGGATTCATTTTGCCAGTTCCTGTTCAATCAGTCTAGCAAACTCGATGATCTTCTTGTCGCCAGAGATGGCATAGCCAGCAACGAAGACCTTTGATGCGCCTGTCTCTTTGGCTAATTGCAGAATCCGTTCATCTGTTAATTCAACAGAACTGCTTTTCAGTCCGGCAACATATTCATCCAATTGCTCTTTGGTTTTGATGTGATCTAGAGGATTAAATTCTTCAAAGCCCTCTAGTTTAACATCATAGGGGACACCACTAACCTTCGGCATAAGACCTCCATAGTGCGAAGATAACTACAGTTAAAAGAAATAGAACGAAAATGGCTGCATCTTGGGCGTGTAGGTGTGCCAATTGTTGAATCCAATAAGTTTTCATGTGCTCACCTTAGCAGCAAGATAGAGTCCAACATTCCCGATTGAATAGCCAACAAAAGCAATCCCAAGACCAATGTTACCACGCCAAAGTAAATCAGCAGCCACAATCGCATACACAACTCCTATAATCGCTATTAGGGTAGCACTCATGCTGCCTTTTTGAGCGCCTCGATTGACTTCTCAAGAGTCTTGACGACTAGGTCACGCTGCTTGTTATACAGCGTATCAAAGCCTTTTGAGGAAGACCTGATCTCAATAAACTCTTTGACGATGTCCTTCATCGAAAACTTCTGATTGACGATGGGGTCATCACCGTTACCTAGAAAGATTGAACACTCCAGGTAGCCATCGTCATCAAAGCCGATGTAGTTATCCAATTTTAGTTTCACTTCCGACTGTTTCATAAAACTCTCCAATGTTGATTAAGGTTTTTCTTGCCTGCTCACGGATTTCCTGAGTCACTGCCCATCCAAAATATTCAGGATGCAGCAGTTCTCTCAGAAACTTTACACAGACCTTGACTCGTGCCTCTTCATCGTCACGCTGCTCTGTCAAAGTCCGAATCTCTTCATGCAACTGATCAATCTCTTTATCCTTCTCTTCAAGATAAACATTGACCTTCGCTGATGACCAATTCTCAATCATTTTAATCCCCTGATGATGGATGCCACGAATGCGATTATACCGATGATTACTGGTGATGTCATCCGTTCTTCTCCTTTAGTTTGGCTTCGATGGTTACTGCATCAGCATCACGACAGTCATAAGCCATGCAGCCACGCTCCCAACAACCACGATCTACAATAAAAGGTTCTTGTTTCGGTTGCGCTAGTGCTGGCGGTGCGGTGTAGAGTGGCCCATCAGTAGGCTTATTAAACCATTTTATTGAAGGACATTTTCGCCAATCACCATCAATGGCGGGTTCAATAGTTACATACGCCACAGGCTCTTGTTTCGGTTGCGCTAGTGCTTGGCGTAGTTCTCTTAACTCGCCTTCGTAGGCTTCGATTTCTAGATTCATAGTGATGACTCATTGATTTCTGTCATGCGTCCAGTGTATTTATCATAGAGCACGGCACAGGCTTTACCTGTCTCGCCACTGTATCGATTTTTAATCACTCGCACTCTAGTCGTGTTCCTCTCAATTGGATCCTCGTGTTGAGCAGCACGTTCTAATCCTAGCACCATATCTGCCAATTGTCCAATGCTACCAGATCCACGCAATTGATTCAAGGATGTCGCTGCTCCTTCTTCGTGGCCTTTGCCATCCGGCCTCTTCAGGTGAGACACAACAAACAGGGACACACCAGTCTCTTGCACGATCATCCGCAGTTTAGTCATGATCTCATCCAGGGCTTTGCGTTCATCAGAGTGATCCTGAGCAGAAACCACAATGCTCACATGGTCTAAGAGAATATAACGGCAATTAAGGCCACGAGCAAAGTAGCGAACCCGATTGATAATGTTATCGATAGCAGTGCTACCAAAGCAATCATAAAAATAGAGTCTGTTAGATCCGAGTGTTTTGTCAAATGCCTCTCGCTTTTCTCTATCATCTGCTTCCACCTCCGATAAGTGTAACGGCTTGTTGATCGCCAGCGACATCAGCGAGAGTGCAGTCCTCTTTACTGACTCTTCCAAGAACATAATGCCGATGTTTTCTTTAGTCTCGCACAACAACTGCCAAATAATCTCACGCATAAACTGCGACTTGCCAAGACCAGAGCCAGCAGTGACCACCACCAATTCTTGCTGCCTGATGCCACCAGTGACGATATTTAGGCCGGCATAAGGATAGTGTGCCTGCGCCTTCGGTAGCGGCTCCATCACCAGTTCAAACAGGTCAACACCAGCGATAATGCCATCAGGCACAAACTGCTCTGCTGCCCACCACGCTTTCACAAAATCGGCAGATTTGTTATCACTAAGATAATCGCAGGCGTCTTTATAGCCTTGGCCCATCTTGACGATCTTGACTTTGCTGCCAAACAACTCAGCGACACCAGCCGCAGCCTCTCTGCCTGGGTCATCAGAATCAAAGGCTAACACAATGTTGTCAAAACTGTCAAGCCATTCATATTGTGCCTGACAATCTTTCACGGCAGAGGCAGCACCATTCTTGATCGACACTACAGGATACTTCGACCCCATCATCTGATACGCAGCCAAGGCATCAAGTTCGCCTTCGACAATGGTCACAAACTTACCACCTTTGTTCCACATCGCTTGTCCGAACAAGACTGCATCCTTGATGTTTCCCTGCGATCTAAATGACTTGTCAGTCACTACTCTGATCTTGTGTGCGATGTCTTTGCCGGCAGCATCAGTGTAAGGATAATAATGCTCTGTCCCTGATTGCCTGACACCATACGCTTCACAAGTGGCTTTGGTGATACCACGCTCAGGTATGCTCAGGAAATCCCCGCCAAGGGGTCTAATTTGGCCTACAACGGCTTTGTTGGTCATGGGTAATACCTTACCTCCAGAATTGACAGAAACGGCGCTATCGGCTCGTATTGAGGTCTTACAGGCAAAGCAATAACTGGAGCCATCGGAATAGATGGCATTTGCGTCACTGCTGCCGCAGGCATCACACGATTCATGCCTTAAAAACTTCGCTTGCGATGTCGTTTGCATCGTCATAGTCCTTTAGTTGAGTAAAATAGTCAAGAATACCCAAAATTTGGAATGCCTGCCGGCTTTCAGGCCGGACACGCAGGACACAATCCAACACATCGCCAAGAAAAGTTCTTGGATCAATGTTGTTATGCACAAAAAGTTCAGCACTATCGTGCACTGTATGCCAATACATCATCTCTTGGTCTGCTTTTTCCATTGGAGCCCTACCTTTCATTGATGTTAAATAATAAATAATTATAAATATAAATCATTAGCATCATAAGCGCTATAGAGTTCTATAGAGCAATATAGATAATATTAGCAAGAATCGTGCCAACTTATCCCCATTGCTCTGCCATAGCATCAGCGATGCCTTGAAAAGTTCTTGCTCTTTCTTTTTGCCTTTCCTTTCCTCCTTTGTTAAACCAATTTCCAGGAATCTTAGTGCTCTGCCTCTCTGTCACGATGTTAGTAGGCACTAATTTTGGAAGATTTTTCAACCAAAGACAGGTTTTTTTCTTAAACGGATGGCCATATTCATAAGGTTGGATCGTTTGTGTATAAGCAGGAAGTTCATAAACACTAGATGGAATAGGGTTTTCGATTGCTATCCTTTCAATCGGCGCATTTAATAGGGACATAAAAAAGTCCTTCGCCTCAAGTCCTTTCGAAAACCTTTCTTTGTTTAGTGTTTTTCCAGCATATAACCACCTAGCACCAGCGTTAGACAAGTATGTGCATGGCGGATGAGCGATCATCAAGTCCCATCCATGATCAAGGATGTCCAATACGCTACCTTGATAGTGATCCCCTGACACCTTTGATTCACATGGCAGCAGGTCACACGATAAGGCATAGTGTCCCTTCTTTAAAAAGGCATCTCTGACCCTGCCAGAGTATTCACAAGCGACAAGCACTCTCATGGGATTATCTGTCATAGTAGTGATCGTTATATCCGTCAGCAGCGAATGGGTCATCAGAGTCCTTTTCGAGGTCATCAACGGCTTCGCTGATGTCGTCTAGGTCTGACATCAAGTTGATATTGCCGACCGCTACACAGTCGTTTTTAATCGTTCCAAGGCACCATTTACATAGGCTGACATATTCGCGGCTGAATACACTGCGAACTGATGATTCATAGTCGGTTAAGGCTTCGTTGCAGGCACGGCATCGCATTGTGGTGTCCCTTTAATGGTTAGATTGTTCAATGCATCAAGACTATCTTTGAAGTCTACCATCTGCTCCGATGGTGGCACGAATCCGTGTCTTTTCCATGTTCGCATGACATCAGTCTTTGATGAATCGACATAGGGTTTTTCAGGGTTACTAAGCAGCCAAGACATTTTCTTTTTCCTTTTCTTGTTTGATTATCTCACAAACGAATTCGACTATAGCATCATCATTGCCATACCAATTGCCGAAGTCACTATAACCTAGTTTACTGTCAGCGATGTCTAAAATTTCTTCGACTGTTAATTGTGACATTTTGAACTCTCCTGGTTGATTCTATCATGCTCTAGGCGTAATTCCACTAGTCTCTTTTCGACATACTCCCAATAGATCGGGAGATTCTCTTTCTTGGCATTAGTGACTATATCCGATAGCCCAAGATAGCAGCCGAAAACATCATTCAAGCGCCAGCGTCTGTCGTTCATGCTTTGCTCTCCTTTTCGTTATTGAATGTTTTGCCGATCGCAGCGAATTAAACCAGCGCCGATAGTCACTGATCCAGCAGCGGCCAGTGTATTCGCACTGTTCGATTCTGATCCCGCCATAGGTCATTATACGCATGATTCTAACTCTATCGGAATTTCTATCTCATTACCTAATTTGCTGCCGACATAGCACCGCATGGCAGCAATCAAGGGAGTCGGGCCTTGTGCTTCGTTCATTCCAAAGCCAACGGCTAACCATCGGTCTTTTTCTTGGAACAGAATATCAAGCCCTTCCCGCTCGATGATCGGCCCACCTTGTGCCCAATTGGATGAGGGCTCAGGCAAAAAGTGGAGTCGGCGATATTCTCTTAATTGCTCATCCGTATACGACCACATCAACTTTGCCACCGCCCAATCCAATGCCGCACCACTTAAATTACTAGTTTTCATTTTCATTTCAGTCTCCAAGGTTTCATAATTTGAATAACGGCCCCAAGTGCTAACAATAGGCCAGCAAATTGTGCTGCAGTGTATAAGTCAATCATTTTATGCCTCTTGTGGTTTTGTGTTGAAAGTGTTTTTTGTGTTTACACCATATTCATCGTATGTCTCTGTTTCCATTTCAAATTCTTGAATGTAATGCTTCGCAATCTCTCGCCAATTAACTTCACGCATCGCCATGCCGATGACATCATCAAAAAAACCGTTAATCTCAGGCATTTGCTCCCTAAAATATTCCTCAATACGGCCTGATAGTCGCTCTATCGCTTCATCAGATTCATAACTACCAAGCAAGTCTCCGGCTTGCATTGCGAATGATTCACTCATACGCCAATCGTTATCAATCCACAGATTAGCGTTCCATGTTTCCCAATTAGTCCAGCCGTTGTATTTAGCAGATTCTTCCCTGAGTGCTCTTGGTGCTACATTATCTAAACTGTTCATGTTGTCATGCTCCGTTGATAAGGTTGTCAAAATAGTCCTGCGGCTTAATTATAGCGACACTAGCACCCCATTTTCTGATGTGGTTTGTGGTTGTCTTGGACCATTTTGTCTCGGTCTTGTAATACTTGCCATCCTTCCAGCTTGCGACTGGTGTCTGATAGCTGAACAACACTTGAGTGCCATCGTTGAGCACTAACTCGGTCATATTTGATGCTATAGGCTTGATTTTCATGGTCTAGGTTCCTTTAGTTTAGATTTTGCTACTTAGTAATGTCGCTTCATCATACAGATCCCAAAACGAATGATCTGCCCAATAATCGCATTCTTCGTTAATCAATGCAATTGCTTTTTGATACATAGGCAGGTTTCGAAGATAGTCTAGATCGTATCTAAACTGC